TGTTTGAGCTATATTGGCTTTTTGTAATTTTAGATTCATCATGTTTGCTAAGGATGATTCAGCATTGAATTGATTTTGCGGTGTTGGTACTTGTATTGGTGAGCTTGAACTTGCTCCGGATCCGGCAGCAAGAGTTGGAGAGAAGCCTGCAGCTTCGAGATCTGCTCGACGTCTTTGGACTGCATTATCTTCTCTAGCCCAAGCTTGTTGTTGCATATCCTTCTGATATGCGAGTGTTCCTTTTTGGAAATCTAGATTTTGTTTTGCTATCACAGCATTTGCACTTGTGGAAACGCCAGAAGCAATAGCATCGAATATTCCCATTTGTTCCTCCAATTTAATAAATTTGGTGTCACTTGGCTATATTAACATCAAGTAGGGTAATATAGCCAGATAGTTGAACTGCGATTTCTAAAGAAATCACAGCTCTTTTTTAAGAAAAGACTACTAGTTATAATTAACTAGTTATAATTAACTATACGTTTTAGTCTTTCTTTTCTTTGTTTTTCCTAAATTGCTCTAATTCAAGAGCATCTTTTTCCTTTTTTTCCTTTTTTAATCGAATTTCTTCTGATTTTTTAAGGTCTGATTCTTTTTTCTTTTCCATTTGAGTTTGTTCCAAACCTTTGATAAGGGCGGAAGCATCCGCCATATCAAAATTGGGGATGCGGTTAGGATCAGTAATATTCGAATTAATCTTATCGTCTGTTCCGTAGTCAAAATTATCTCTCCTCGATTGTATTAATCTCATACCAGCATCTATAAGATTTTCAATTTGTATTTTAGCTGGAATATAACCTGTTGATTCAGTTATAATTTCTCCTGAGTTTATTTCACCGCCTTGTCGGATTCTGTTATAAGGTGTGTTAAAAGTAAGTTCCATTTTTTCCTCCTAGGAATGATCTATCATGCCGGGTTCAGCATTGATAGGTATTGGGCGAATTGCCGTAATTTTATTGGCAAAATTTACTATAAGTCCGGGACTAGCTGTATCTGCAAAGATATCTTTACGAGGGTTACATTCAATAAATGATTCATTTAATAAAGGGGCACTACTAAATTGTTTTGATAAATGCCAGTAATCTAAATCATCCCGTAAATCACCACATACCATAGATTGTTTAGTTCTCATTTCATCATATCGTCCTTGGTACCCGAATATGACAGAATTTTCTGCTTCAACAGCTGTACAATATAATTCCTGAGTAGTAATTGCTTGTTCTGAAAGATGAGCAAATTCAGGAAAATAGAAATCATATTTTGTTGAGCGTAACCATTGACGGTTTATACCTTGAGCATTGTAAGTTAATCTCGGCATTACTGAAAGAATACCTATAATATATCCGTACTCTGTAGCTCTATATGAACATATATCAGTTCTGTCTGCTGTTAAAGCATGTCCGGCAAGGTTTCCCTGTGGGGTTGTAGCGTCCGTAGAGCTAGTTTGTAGGACTTCTGATACTATAACTGGTGATTTTGAACCACCAATATATTCCGGTCTCTGTAAGCGATCATCTCGAGGGCTTACACCAAAATGAGATTTTAGAAATTCTGTATATCTTGCACCTCCTCTTGCATTACGTTCTAACCATTTTTGAATTTGGAAGGCTAAACGAAGATCTGCAACATCGAATGTTGTGGCAGATGATAAATCTACAGTATTATTATTAAAATCTGCTAAGATTTGAGCTCTTGCTCCAGCGTTAGCAACATTTAAACCAGTTGCACCGGAATTATCACCAGTAACTGCTGTAAAACCTGCTGGAGTAGCATTTGTTATAATTGAACCGGGAAAAACAGCAGAACTTGAACCAGAAATAGGTAATGCTGGTGCTGTTCCTCTTTGTTGCCAAGGCAGAGCTGAAGTAAAATAGTCTTTTTCCCAAGCTCTATTTTTTATAAGTGCTTGCGTTAAAGCTATTTCTGAAATAAGATTTTCATCTCTATAATAATCATTATAAATCATATTATAGGCAGTAAAAGGCATTGCTAGTGGTCTTTGTGCAGAAGGGGGTTTAATGGTTATAGGAAATCCAAAATAATCCCATAAAGAATATTTTGCGAATGAAGCATCAGCAGAAGAAACATTTCTAGTTAAGGATACAGAGGATGCTCCATCTTCTCCCCCAGTAATAAATTCTTCGAAATTAGAATCTAGTATTCTGGCTGGGCAAAAGAAATAATGAACATACGCATTAATTTCATGTAATACTGGAGCAACTAATGGTTGAAATCGTATTACTAATTCATTTGATATTTTAAAGACATCTCCAGGTACTACTTCGTCAGCCATAATAGGTATTAATTGACCCATATCACAATCAAATTTTTTTTCGTAAGATAAATCAAATACTGATTTACCTGGGCTTAAAGCTCTTACACTTTGAAAAGGTTTGTTACTCATTTGTTTCTCCTAAAGGAATAATATCAATAGAAACAGGGACACAAGAACTAAGTTCCATAAGATCATGGTCATAATCTCCTAAATAATTGAGGGTGAATTCCTCTTTGTTAATTGATGATTCAGCAAGTAAATTGTTGAACTGTCTTAATGCGATTTTATCGTTTTTTGCTTCAAATATAGGTCCAGATTGTTCAGCGGTAAGATCGTAAATTGTATATAATTTCATAATTTTGGTTCCTTTAAATTTGTTTTTGCAATTAAATTTTTTTCATGTTGTTGTAAGTTCCAATATTTTCTGTAATATAGATCATCATCATCTGGTATTCCTCTAGCGAATAACTTTTCATTCAGTTCTTTTTCAGCAAGTAGTGACTTTTCGTACATTTTTTCAGAGTCAATTTTTAATATTTTTCTGTAATATCTAGGAATACCGACGTTTTGACCAAACATGGTTATATTTAATTTTTGTAGAATTTGCTCTTTATTATCAAGGCAGTATTGTTTTCCTAATCCAAGGGATTGTAAAGCAAAGGGCGGATGTATTCTTTTTTCTGAATATTCTTTTTCAGCGAGTTTACCGGTTAATTTTTTTTGCACGTATCCAGCTACATATCGACAAGATTGATAAGTAACTGTTCCAATATCTACCATTCCCCATGGCCAACTTCTTTCGACTAGTTCTTTTTCCCCTCGGCTTAAACCGAATATAATTGCATGATAATGAGGTCGATGGGTTAATTCTTTTCTTCCATATTCACCACATGCGTAATATTTTATTTTTTTGGGATCAGTAAGTTTTCTTAATCTTTTTAAGAAGTGTTGTAATACATATTTGTTTAGGGAATTATCAGTAGGAAGAAATTCCTCCTGATAGGTAAGAGTTATAAATGAATTTTTTTCATGATAGTCAGTTTCGTGCATTAATCGAACCGCCCACTCTTTGCTTTTTTGTATCCGGCATGCGGTACATTTTCCGCAGGGTACCATCATAAATGGCTCATTTTGCCAGTATATATGATTAGGGTTTTTAATTTGTACCGGATTTGAACAGTTTATAGTCGTATCCCTCCTCTAGAAACACCATATTTCCGTATTTTTTGTGCTTTTCCATACTTAAAGCTTTGATACTTTGGTGTTCTTCTTTTTCCTTTTTTACTTTTGTACTTTCTTCTTCTCATTTTTCCTTCTCCTATTCGGTAAATTGTGCTCGATCATACGATCCAGCTTTTTTAAGCCTTTTGGCTTTTGCTTCATCATTTAGAATTTTAATCCATTCTAATGGTAGTAAGTCTAATAAGGCATTATTCATTTCCGGGCTAACTTCGGTTTTTTGTTCAGGAGTTCTATTTCCTTCGGCAGGAATTTGTAATTGATCTGCTTTTTTATAGATTGCTTTTGAGAATAAATCTAGCAGTGTTTGTCCACCGGCTAATGCTTGAGGAATCCATCCATTTTGGGTTGATCTAAAGTTTTTTTGTGTAGTAGTTAATATGCCATAGTCTCTTTGCTCATTTAGTAATTTTTGATCTGTTAAAGCTGTATTACTTTTAGCGTAGTCAGCATTTGATTTTAGTAAGTCTGTTTGAGCTTTTGTTTGAGCTATATTGGCTTTTTGTAATTTTAGATTCATCATGTTTGCTAAGGATGATTCAGCATTGAATTGATTTTGCGGTGTTGGTACTTGTATTGG